TCACCATCATCGTGAAATGCGTATGCTGGTGCAGCAGCATCTTCTCTACCTGCTAAAAATCTATCGTTTTCTGCTCGTATAGTTCCATGAACATTAAATTTAGCATTTATTGTTGAAGAGCCAATTCCTACATTTCCTGAAGAATCAATACGCATTCTTTCTGTATTAGTATCATTTAAAGCAGTAAAAAATTGAATATTACTATCTGCATTAGCAGCAGAGCCATAATTAGAATCTCTACCAAATCTTATTTCTCCACCATTTCTGACAGAATTTAATCTTGACCTTATTGCTGTATAGGGTGTAGTAGATGAACCACCATCACCAACATTTGTAAGTAAAAGTTCAACGCTACCTGAAGCTTCTGTTCCCGATACTTCTAATAATTCTGCTGGACTACTCGTTCCAATTCCAACTCGGTCATTACCAGCATCAACAAAAAGCATATTAGCATTGCCGTTAGATTCAACTCTAAAATCTAAATCTAAAGAATCCTCATTAAATACAGTAGTTGTCTCGTTCATTATTAATCTAGACTGAAGCGTACCAGCTACCATAGTTTCAAAATCAAAATAGCCATCTTCCGTACCATCTGAAGCATCTTTAATTCTTGTTTCTATGTTTGAGTAGATAACATCTTGTGAGTTATCGTTTCTTCCAGTAAATCTTATTTCTCCAAGATGGTCATTATCTGCTGGACTACCAGAGTTTCTATAAAAATTTACATTAGGACCTGTTGTTGCATCTGCGTCAGTTGATACTATGGTTAAGTTATCTGAGTTATCAGCAACAGTAATTGTAGCACCCGCAGAAGATGTAATAGCTCCATCTACTTGTAACGTAGAAGCCATATCAACTGCACCATCTATATCTACTACATCTAAGTTAGTAGTTCCGTCAACATCTATATCGCCTGAGATGTCTAGTGAAGTTGCATCTAACTCACCTGCTACTGTAACTACTCCAGAAGCTACTGTTATTAAATCTGTATCTCCTGTGTGTCCAATAGTAGAACCATTAATAATTACATTATCTACTGTAAGTGTTGTTAGCGTTCCAAGACTTGTAATATTTGATTGTGCTGCTCCTGTTACTGTAGCTGCTGTACCTGTAGTATCTTGATTTAGTGTACCAACTGTAAAGTCTAATGTATTATCTGAATCATCATATGCTACTGTAATACCACTTTCAGTATTACTTGTTACCATAGCTCCTATAGTATCACTAATTGTTTCTGCTAGTGTTGTACCATTTACTGTAATAGCATCAGCTTCTAATGTACCATCTACATCTACATCTCCAGAAATATCTAAAGTTGCAGCAGTAAGTTGACCACCTATTGTTAAATTACCTGAACTAGGATTATAAGTTAACCCTGTATCGCTTTCTGCTCCTTGAGAACCTGTAGCTCCGTCAACAAAAATAGGATATACAGTTTCATCTGTACTATTATTTGCAGAGACTGTAATGTTATCTGCTGTACCTGTAGTATCTTGGTTAAGTGTTCCAATAACAAAGTCTAATGTATTATCACTATCTTCGTATGTAACTGTAATGTTTGTCTCGGTATTAGAAGATACCATTGCACCAACAGTATCACTAATTGTTTCTGCTAATGTAACACCACCAATAGTAATTGCATCGGCTTCTAGTGTTCCATCAATATCTGCATCACCACTAATATCTAATGTAGCTGCATCTAATTCACCACTAATAGTAATATTTCTACCACCAGTAATGTCTTTGTTTGAATCTGTTATAATAGCTTTACTTGCTATTACTGTTCCGTTTGTTATTCCATCTATAAGATTTATATCAGTTGCACTAGCTGTAACACCATCTAAGATATTTAACTCTGCTGCAGTACTTGTAACACCATCAAGGATATTAAGTTCTGCTGCTGTACTTGTAACACCATCTAAAATATTTAATTCTGCAGCAGTTGATGTAATTGCTGTACCATTAAAGTTTATAGCATCTACATAAGCTGTACCATCAACATATAAGTCTTTCCATTCAGAACCTGAAGCACCTAAGTCATAAGTATTATCAGCACTTGGTAATAAATTAGAAGCAACATCTGCACTAAATGCTACAGTATCTGAAGCTGCATCACCAAATGTTAAATTACCTGATATTGTAGCATTACCTGTAACTGTAAGATTTCCACCTACTGCTAAGTTACCAGAAATATCTGCAGCACCATTCATATCTATTGTAGTCGCTGCTATTTGTATTTCTGTATCAGCTACTAAATCTAACTGCCCATCAGCACTAGAATTAATATATATAGCTGTATCTCTAAATTGTATTTTTTCTGTTGTAGCAATTAATAAGTCATCAGAAAACTCAAAGTAATCTTCATCTTCTTTCCATGTTAATACACCATCGTTAGATGCAGCATTAAATGTAATAGCAATATCACTTTCAGCATTTGTACCAAATACTAAAGCATTACTAAATAAGTTTGAGATAGGACCACCATCACCGGTTGTACTACCATCATGAGTATGCCCTGAACTTACATTAAATGCGTTTACTAATTGATTAAATTCATTATTAAATAGTGCAGCAGTAATGGTATCTCCATCACTAAATGTACTTTGCCTAATATAACTTGCCATTATTTTATCTCCTACCTGAAGGTATATAATCTACATATAAACCATTGATTTTATATGGTGATTTCGTATCATTTGAAATCACAGTAAAATTGTTACTTGTTCCACTTCCTTGTAATGGAACTCTTATCATTGGAGAAGAAACTCCTCCGAATGAATTTGTGCCAAATACAGCACTATTAAATTTTGAAGGTGGATTTATTGTTCCTAAATCAAATAAAGCTGTAGGTTGAGGTATATTTGTATTACCATACTCAAACTTAACTTGTACATCTGGCTCTACAATACCTTCAGCACTTGCAGATATTCTAACATAATGTAAAGTTTTTAAAGTTCCTAAATCTCCATAATCATAATCAGGTGTAGAGTATCTTGCTAAAATTGCAGTACCATCAAAGTCATCTCCTGAATCATGTACATATACATAACCTGTATTATTACCATGATAGTATTTTTCTACACCATTTGAACTAAATCCAGAACCTATTTCTGTTACTTCTAGTCCTTTTGTTTGAGACCATTCAAATCCATTTTGTCTTAAGGTTCCTATTATTCCTTGTTGCCCTGCTGCTGCTGTACTAAGATTAGTATAAAATAATCTGTATTGTGATTTTTCTCTAATCACTACACTTGTAATTCTATAACTATTAATACTCTGTGCTAGTACAGTTAATTCTGGTTGTATTGCTTTACTAACTGTACCTAACTCAACATCTCCGATTCTTGCAGTACCAGCAACTGTTCTTATTCCATCTGGTGCTAAAAATATTAAGTCACCACCTATCTCTTGAATACTATAACCACTTAAACAACCGACATTCTTAGTAACTGGTACTATAGCTATATTACTTGCATCATTTATATTTATTAACTTAAATATACTGTTTGTACAAAATATATATAATTCATTACGAAAACCTTTAATTCCTTCTATCTGGTCTTCTAATACAATATTACCTGAACCAGTACTTGTAAAATCTGTAGGGTCTAAAGTACCACTATAATAAATTGTATTTAAGTTATCTTCAACTCCAGCAGCTATTAAATGTTTATCATGGACTGTAAGATATTTAACACCTTTAGTACTTGATACAGTTATTTCTTCTGCAAAAAATGTTCTATCACTAATACTACCTGTTCCTTCCATTCTAAATGCATAAGGTTTATTTGCTCCATCAGNNATAATAACTNNACCATAATCATAAGTAGCACCATCAAATAATGTAAACTGACATTGCCCTTGTGAAGTTCTTGTTAATGCACTTCTACCTGTAAAAGTTGAATAATTATCNCCACTACCAGATACAGAACTTCTATTTATTTGTACCCAACTTGTTCCTGTATTACTAAAATAAATATTTGTACCAGCAGTAACAATTACTCCATCTGCATAAGGAAATACTCCTAGTATTGCAGTAGAACCTCCTGTTGGTTGTACAGCACTACCTGCACCAAATTTTGTAAATCCATTAATTCTTCTATAACCACCTTCTATAGAAACTTCAAAATTTTCTAATTCAGTAGCTACTCCGGGTCTACGCAATAAATCAATTTGATTAGATGCTGTAACTAATCCTCCTTCACATGCTACTGTATATGGTTGACTCCTAGCCATTAAAAGTATGTCCTATCATCTGTCATATATTTTGGAGTAGGATTCATAAGATTTGATTTCATACTTCTTAATGCTTTTTTATAATCATCTGCTGCCATCATAGCTTGTTGTGGACTTTCTTTAAACTGCCATATATAGTATCTAGTCCTTGCAGTTATTACATTACTGTATTGTTCTGGTAAAACTATTGTATCTCCATGAGCATCTAAAGCTGTAGGTTTTGTAAATGCATAAAAATGCACATTATAAACCTTATCAGGTATTGGACTTAAACCAAATTTCCTGCTATCTGGAGACTTAATAACATGTATTGGTTCAGCATGGGTTGAATTAGCATCATCTGCATTTTCACTATCTCTATAATATCTTTTCCAATCATCTAATGTTAAAAATTTTAAACCTTTAGAAACATAAGGGCTTGACTCACCACTTACATTTATTGTTGTTAAATAAAAATCATCCCAATCTATTGAAGCATAGTCCGTAGTTATACTAGAGCTATCAGCTTTTAAAGTATACCACCTTTGTCCTGCTACACTTGCTACTGTTACATTACCATAGAAAGGGTCTGTACTACCACTAACACCTGCACTAAAGAAAGGTAGTTGTGGTTCAGCATTTGCTATATCAAATATAGATTTATTAATTGCATCTTTTACAAATTTCTGTAAGCCTATTGCATCTGCAAAGTTTGCAGAAGTTAAAGGAAGTTCATTTAATTCTCTAAGAACTTCGTTAGTTAAATCTAGATATGTAGTAGCCATTATTTTTTACCTTTAGCTTTTAATTTTGCTTTTTTACTTAAATCTTTAAAATGAACAAGTTTAACACTTGTTTTAGTATGAGATTTATTTGTATGTAAACTACCGTTAGGCATTTTATGAGTATTGCCTTTCCATTCAGTTCCATCTTTTTTATAATGTGGTACGCCTTTCATATTAACAAGGTTTAGCTTTTGGCATATCCCCTGATTTATATTGAGGTTGTCCACCTTGATTAAGAGTTTTTCTAGGTTGTGTAAAACTTGTTTTATTTCCTATTTGTTCACCACCAGCATAGTTATTAGCTCTTTCAGCTTTTCTAGCTTTTCTGTTTGCTCTTCTAGCTTTCCTTCTTTCTTGTCCCGGTTTTCCTAAAACATTTTTAGCACCTCTAACTACTTCAGACATACCACCAGTATCAACTGCTGCTTTTAGTCTCATAGCTTTTCCTAGCACTTCTTTACCCTTATTCATTTTTTTTCTTTTTCCGTACATTTTTTCTCCTTTTTAAAAATTAAGGGAGGAATAATTAAACTCCTCCGTTTTGGTATCAGTTAATACCGTAGACTGTATTATTAACCAGCTTGTGTGGTTGTAATTCCGTCTTGAACTTTACACTGTCCGTCTAAATACCAGTTAGTGCCATCAGACCATACATGGACAAAATCTCCATGAACAGCTTTGTTAGCTACTAATGAAATAGTATCTGCATCTGTAACTGTAGCTACTGAACCTGCTGCATCTTCCGGAGAAGATATATTACCTACAATAATGTTAGCACTAGATGCTGTAACTATTGTATGTGTACCTGTAGGTTCTGTTGCTCCAACATAAAACCAATACTCTAAACCTGCTGCTGGAGTAGGAAGAGTTTGAATTTTAGCTGCTGCTACATTCATAACGAAACGAGTACCTGATTCGGCTGCTGTAATTGTGTTAGCTGCAGTTATTGCTTCAGTATCTGAAGGCTTCTGAACTTTAGTAGCAAGTTCACGAACATCGCCTACTTTTGCTGAATTACGACCAGTATCTCTTATATTTACTATTGCCATATTATTTACCTCTAAAATTTATGGGTTAAAAAAAGGAGGAGTCCTAAAACTCCCCCAAATTTATGTATTAGTCAATTCCGTAGAATGCACTTACTAGAGCTTCATCTCTAAGTACTTTCGCACCATAGACATGTAAGCCTCTAACAATATCACCAAACGATGTTGGGTCTCTCAACACTTCTGTTGAAAGGATTGTGTTAGCAGTTGCAGTTGAAGACATGTGACCAGCCATACATTTACCAGCAGCATTAGATGTTGCAGCAATGTTGTTTGATTTATACATGCTAAATCCACGAAGTTTTCCACTTGAAACCATTCCATTTCTAATAGAACCTTGTCCACCATTATAGTCGACAGATAATAATTTAGAACTAGATTGTCCTAAGACTTCATAAAAGTCAGGACTTGCAACGAACCATCTACCTTCTTCAGGTACATTTTGTTCATCTAATAGTCTCGCCATTCTACCCATAAGGTCTAATGGGTCATGTTCGTTAGAATCAAAACCAATATCTAAATTACCTGTTCCATCAAAAGTTCCTGCTGCTAAATCAGTAGCATTGTCAGAACCTAAAATGTGATTAGGTGATGAAGCTGAACAACCAGAGAACATAGTTGCTAATACAGCAGCATCATATGAATCTTTCAATGCATATGCAGCAGAGCTGGAAGCAACCTCTTTGAAGTTGACATGTGACATATTAGTTTCAATATCATCTACGATGAATTTAAAAGCTTTAGCACTATCAACAACCAAAGTAATTTCTTGGTCTGTCAGTCTAGTTTCAGTTGTGTCGCTATTTCTTGTGTAATCTGACACAGAAATAACTGGTTCTTTGATAATCTTTACAGAGTCTCCGAAAGAGGATATCTCACCGGCATAGTCGGTGTTTGTGATAGCTTCAATTACCGAGGCTTTTCTAAAGAAGTTTAAAACCTTTTTAGAGTAAACCGAAGGTAAAAAGAAACTATTAGTTTGTCCACTTACGGAGTTTGCAAAGTTAGCATCGGTATCTGTTGAGGGTTCAAAAAATTGAGCCATGATACTTTCTCCTTTAAGTTATAGTTTATTTTGTGATTCTGCCTTCTTGCATAGCATCTGATATGTCTTTTTCATACTTATCAAATTCTGCCATACTTAATGCAGCAATCTCCCTTTCTGACCATACTTTCTGTTGCTTTGGTTCAACTGTTGTTGTTTTAGTTGAAACCATATCTGCAGCAGATTTTCTAGTCGGTTTAGAAGATGACTTAGTCTTGGTAGGTTCAATACCAAAATCTTTTTTAAACAAATCTAAAGCACGTGAAGCTAGGTCAGCATCGTCAGCATTTGAGTATATCCAATCTTGAATAGACTTAGGCTGCTCTTTTGCCCAACCATGAAAGTCATCACTATTTCTGATATCTTCAAAATCAGGATGTCTTTCCATTAACCTTTTTTCTGCATCTTGTCGTATTAAATCGTTTTCACGTTTTTGGAGTTTACTAAGGCGTTCTTCTAGAACTTTTGCTTTAGATTCGCTTTGCATGTGAGCAACGGTTTCTACAACTTCATACACATCAGGATAGTTATTTTTAAACTGTTCTAGTTCTTCTTCAGATTTTGGAGCTTTATATTCGGTTCTATTTTTAGTAGCTTCCTCTATTAACTCTTGTTCTCTACTTCTAAACTCATTAAGTTTACTATCATAATGTTTTTTTAAATCATCATATCTTTTTTTGTAGTTAGGTCTTTTATAAGGTGTGTCCTTTTTAGACTCTAATTCTTCAGTATTAACACTTCCTTCAGCTTCCACTTCAGTTATGTCATCTGATTTGAATAACTTATTCTTTTCAGAAGGTTCTTCAAAATACATAGTATCTGATGATAAAAAAGGTTTATCTTCTCCTTTGTGCCAAGGTTTATTTTCATTGTAAGGATTTGGCGTTTCCTCTTTTTGGACTTTATTAGTCATTTTCTTTTCTCCTAATTGGGGCTTTGTTTACAAGGTAGCTCTATGTCGACTAGAGGGCTTGTATTGTAAAGGTAGCCTTTCGGTTCTTAATTTGATAAAGTGCCTACGCTAGTAGGGTAGCTTTATCTTCCATACCCAGCTCCACGAATAGGTGGTTGTAACAAAGGATTTGTATAATCTTCTTTCCTATTATCTAAAGTAGAGCCTTCTACTCCTAAAGGATTAGGATTATCTTTATCCATTACACCTCCCATTTGGGCTGGTTGTCTTTCATCTGCAGCAGCTTCAGCATCTTTCATCATACGCATCAATTCATCAGCTCCGATTTCTTCTGTAGCTTTTGCAGTAAAGACAAATTCTCCATCCGATAACCTTGCAGGTATCGAATCAGAGACTCCTGAACCCGGACCTTCAACAGGACCAGACCCAGCAAATTCTTGTGCTACATCTATTACTTTATCAAATAACATCTGTAGTTCTTCATCTTGTTCTAATTTGGACATAAGCATATTTTCTTCTTCTTCACTTAATGCTTCTTCCATTATAAAATTTGTATAGTTTTGTTCCATAGAATCATCTGATTCCATAGGTTCAGCAGACATAACCATCATCATTTGGTCATCCATTGACCCACCAGTATTTTTTGTTGCTCTTTCACCTCTAGGGTCTACTATTCCTTTATTAGCTTCTTCTTGTTTTTTTCTTTTTATATATCTTGAAAGACTACTATATAATCTATCTAATTCTCTCATAGACACTCCAGCTTCTTTATCTTTATAATATTCTTCAGCACGAAGTTTATCATAATATTCTTTTTCTTTAGCTTTAGCTTCTAAATTTAAAATATCATAAGTTTTTTCTCCAAGTTCTCTTATTCTTGTTTTACTTTCAACTTTATTACCTTCGTTGTACATTACTCTATCATCAGTTAATAAACCACCAGTATTTTTTGTTGCTTTTTTATTCATTTGTTTAGTATTATATTTCATTATTAACTTTGCAACTGCAGGTCTAGCATTTTCTGTAGTTTCTAAATAATTATTAAAATGATTATCAGAGTCTTTACTATTATAACTTTTTATAAAATCTTCATAAGTTATTTCATTTTTTTTTACATAAGCATCCATTTTTTCAACTTCTTTTTTTTCTAGTTTAGAAGCTTGTTTATAAGCTAAAATTCCTCCTACTCCTACTCCTACTATCACATCTTTTATCATATTATTTATCCTTTGCTTTACCTATATTAATTGCAAACCAATCAATAACTTTATAAGCTTTACTTACTAAATTATCATCGTGTGGTGTAGGTGTTAATGCAGCAATCATTGAACAAATTGAAATTATCCAAGGTACTACTCCTACTATTTTTAAAATTGTATCTAATATATCTAACATTTATATCTCCTTTTTTCTTATTATTGCTTCTTTAACTTGTAGGTCCAGTTGCTCTAAGCGTACCAGAGAAGCTATCTTCCCCTGGAATCGGTACATCTCCTGTTCCGATGTTGCCACCACCAGTCCCTGTAGGTCCAAGTTCTTGAGGTCCTGTAGGTACTCCTTGAATACCTCCCATTGAGGGCTGTTCACCAAGGGGTTGAGCTTCTTCGCCATTTGTTTGTCCAGCATTTTGCATTCCTATTATTTGTGCCATGATAGCTGCTTCTTCAGGGTTATTGAGTATTTCATCAGGGTCTAAATCTAAGCTATAAGCAAGTTCACTTACGAGTTTAGAAATCTTAACAAACGGAGCAATAGCTGGACTTTGTGCAGTTTGTAAGAACATAGTCAATCTTTGACTTCGTACTTCTTTTTGCATCAAGCTATTTGTTCCAGTAGCTTTAACTTCTAAATCACCTTCAATATCTAATTCACCTTCATGAAATTGCATGTTCCATTGAAAGTAAGATTCTCCAAGTGGTCTTAATAAAAAGTCATCAAGATTCTTGACAACAGTTTTAATATTTAAACTAGATGCTCCAAGTAACATAGACATACCTGAAGCAGTTCTTGTCATACTTTGTACTCCTGTTTGTCCATGCGAGTAACTTGGTATTCCAGTTTGTTCATCTGCAAGTTGTCTAAACTTGTCAAACATCATCATGTTTTCTGGTGCTGTATTTGGAAACTTTAAACCATGTATAGATTGTCCGGGCATTCCTGCTTGTCTTCTAAATATCTTACCCGGATATATTTCCATACTTTGCCCACCAACTAATGCAGACTCATCTACATCAAATACTAATGAACCAGCCATTGCTAAATTATCTACAGCCATTCTTGCATGACCATTCATAATTTGTTGACTATCATCCATATTTTCTGCTACACCAATACCAAAAAAGTTATATGGATTTCTTTCATATGGGAAAGAATGATATGGTATTCTATAAGGAGTAAATGGATTTACTACTGCTCTTAATAAATAATGTCCACATGTCCATACATTTACTTGTACTTCATCTAAGTCATCAATATCATCTGATAGTTCTATACCCACTTCTCTTGCATACTCTGCATCCATTATTCCCCAGTATTCTAAAATTTCAAAATTACCGTGATAATCTTCATCAGCTCTTGCATCATCTTTTAGTTGACTTTCAAAATCTTTTTCAACATAATTAGCACCCATTTGAATTGCATTTCTAATTGCTTCTTCATCAAAATAAGGCATATTTCTAAGTTGTCTTAATTGACTACGATTCATTTTATGTCTATGAATAACATATTCACATTCATCCATGTTAGTAGCTCCGGGGTCAGGATAAAAATCCCAACAACTTACAAACTCTATTCTTGGTACTCTAACTTCTAATGGATTATATGTTCTTCTTCCTTCTTCGTCTTTATCCCATTTATGAAGTTTTTTATTAAAGTTAAATGGTCCTTTTACAATCCCTGTACCTAGTAAAGCAGATTCTAAAAGAGCATTTCTAATTTCTGAAGAACCATTCGATTCATCAATTTGGTCATGGATAAGTTTTTCCATTCTTCTTGCAGCTCTTTGTGCTGGATTTAATTCTAATTCTGCAGGATTATAACTAACACCATCTTTTAAAATATTAGCTTCTCTAGCTTGTTCTTCTAAAGTTTCTTTAAAAATTCCATTTTGAAGAGTAGCACCAGCTTTTAAAACTTTACCATCACCTTCATACCCAACATCATACGGACTATCAATTCGATTTCCTATATCATCAGGTACTTCACCTACTGTTGTTTCAATACTAGGTGTAGGATTATTAATATCTAAATGTGCTATATTAGTTTCACCTTCTGGTATTTTGGTTTCGTTAATACCTATTGGAAATTTACCTGTTCCAAATATAACATCTACTAATTGACCAAAAGCTGCTAATACTTTTGTTTTTGTTACTTTAACAAATACTCTAGACTTTTCAGATTCTCTGAATCTTATTGATTTATTATATAAACCTCTATAATTTTCGTAAGCTTTAAGCCATCTTTTTTCATCTGTTTCTCTTGCAGTTTCTGCTTGAGCAAATCTACCTTTAATAATACCAATAAGATTTCTTTGTTGGTCTTCTTCTAAAGCTAGTGTTTTCCCAGACTCACCTTCTACATCTTCGTAAAGATTATTAGCATTTAAAAATGTATTTTCTTCCATACTTAATATCCAAATGTAGAATCAGAAGGTTTAAACATTTCTCTTTTTAATCCTCTAATTCTTTCTAAAGGACTTTCCATCCTTGGTCTGCTCATAATCATATAACGCAAAGCATCATATGCATGGTCAGAAGCATGAGTATCTACATCTTCTGGATTAGTTTTAGATAATGGTATAGATTGTAATTCTCTTATTAAGTTAGGACATGTATTAAATATCTGTAACTTAGGTCTTCCATTCTCTCTAATCTTTAAATACTCATGTAATTGTATTTTACCTTGTATTCTATTCTTGTCAGCTCTTCTTAATTTATGTCCAGCTCTAACAAGAGATTCTCCGACAGTAGGACCAGTTGTTCCTGTATTTGCCCATGCTGCAGTATCTAAAACACCACTAACAGAAAAAGGGTCTTCTGTCTCCATATCTGTTATTATACTAGCTAATTCAACTCCTGTCAAGCCTTTTCTGTATAATTCTCTATAAATTATTAAAGTATTATCATTTATGTCCATTATTCCCCATAAACAACAGCTTTCTGAAGCATATCCATAGTCAATTCCTTTTACTCTTTCCCAATGAATAGGTAGTGCAAAGGGCGTTATAACATGAACATTTGGGTCAAACTCTGTAAAAGCTGCACCTTCTGCTACATCCCAATTACCTTCTAGCAGTTGTTGTCTTTGTGTTGGTGGTAATGATTTAAGCATTTGTTCATAGACACCATCTTCAGAAAGATATGGGTTGTCTGCTAACTTAGCTGGAATAAACTTTCTAGTTAAACCATCATTACCTAAAAAACTTTTATTATGTTCGTTAGATTCTATATATCTTTTCTTTACCCAATGAGAACCAACACCACCGGGGTTAGCTGTGCATCGTAAATAAGTTTTTATAGTTGGGTCAGTAGTACGAAGTCTAGATGCTAAATAGTTCCAACTAAACTCTGTAGGTAAATGAGTTATTTCATCAAAGCCTATCCAACTATAAGCTTGTCCTTGATATCTATATACATCTGCATCTCTTTCTAAGAAACCAAATTCTATTTTAGCTCCACTAGGAAAGTTCCATAGTTTTTCTACTTCTCTAAACTTAGCACCGGGAAATGCTTGTGGGTATAGTTCACGAGATTTATCAATCATTTCTCGTAGTTCTGGCATTGACCTTCTTAATATTAATGCTCTGTGTGCTTTTTTATGAGCATAGCGTAGTGGGTCAACTAACATAGCATAGGATTTACCACCACCTGCTGCACCACCATATAGTACATCTTTTTCATCAGCAGCAAGAAAATCAGTTTGTGGACCTTCATTTGCATGAAAGATTACATTATTTTCTTTTAATACTTCTTTAATTGATGGAGATACTTGTTCTAATTGTTCTTCAGTTACTATCTTAGATGTAGTTTTTTCTGTAGCCTTTTTAATTACTTCTTCTTCGTTTTTAATTTTAGATTCTTTGTAAGCTACTCTTTGTTTTGCTTTTGCTAATTCTTTTTTTTGTTTGTTAAGTTTTTGTTTTCTTCTTTGTTCTGGAGAGTATTTATATTTTACTTTAGGTTGTGGAGTTTTTTGTATAATTTGAGATAATCCTACATGACTTATTTTTCTACCAGCCTCTTCAGATATTAATTGTGATGCTTTTCTTAAAGAGTATTCTTGATTAAGTACAGACTGTATATACTTGTTTAGTATTTTTAATTCAGATTCTATAGGTTCTAGATAACCTTCAATACTACTTAGCTTGTAACCAAAAGGAATGGTTACACTTTTTTTCTTTATATATCCTTCAGGTATGTTAGGCATTATCTAACTTTTCGATACTGTCTAGTTTTTCTTGCAGTTTTTTTTGGTTGTTTACTATGTTGCTTTCCTTCTGCTGTATCTTTTCTTTTCTTTGCTGTTGTAGCAGCATACTCTGCTGATGTTAAAGAATCTCTAGCTGCTTTAGGTAAATATCTTTCTCCAGTTTCGCTAGATTTTTTACCAGACTTAGTTCCCCAATCTTGTTTGGTCCAGCTTCTAAGACTTCGTTGTGATTTTGCTAGTCCCATTATTTATACCCACCACCTTTAGATTTGTATTCTTTTGCTAAAAGCTGGGCTTTTCGAGCAGACCATTGACCAGCTTTACCACCCTTGGTACTAGCCTTGATTTTCTCGAAAAGCCTCTTACGCATACTAGGCTTGGTATAATTACCAGCACTATTAACAGTCGACTTTTTCTTAGTCGTTGTCTTTTTTCTCGGCATCTTTTTCTCCTTTTCTAAAAATCCTGTCGTAGTTATCTTGGTATTGTTTTGAAAAAACATTAGTTCTAGGTCTTGAACCTTTACCACCATCGCTTTTACCATAGATGCTTTTTCTAAACACCATAGGTTTTTCATCGTTTCCTATTTGTCTACCCATATTGATTATGTTTCCTATGTGCTAATTTATTTTCCCAATCTTCTATTGCTTGTCTTATACTATCTTCAGCTAAGACTGAACAATGTAGTTTGATTGGTGGTAGTTCTAAAGCTTCTGCTATATCTTTATCTTTGATAAGTTTAGCTTCTTCTATAGTTTTACCTTTTAACATATCTACAAACATTGTAGAGGATGCGATAGCACTCCCACATCCATATGTTTTAAACTTGACATCTTCTATAACATCATTGTTTAGTTTTATTTGTAGTTTCATAACATCACCACATGCAGGTGCACCCACCATACCTGTAGCAACATTAGGGTCTTTAGGGTCAAATCGCCCTACAGAATGTTTTGCCGGATTGTTTAAAACACTCTCAAACCTATCAACTACCTTTTGTGAATATGCCATTAGTCAAATAGTTTCCATATTTTGTTTAGTCTACCACACTTCATAAACTTGTGTATCTTATTAAATATTTTTACCATTTAACCTTATCAGCCCAATAAGCTGCTGACATTTTTCCTCTAGCAATATTCTTAGCATGTCTAGCTTTAAAGCTTTTACGCTTTGCTTTCATTCTTGCAGATTCACCTGCTTTAGGTTTACCTGCAGTAGATGCACCTTTTTGACCAAACCTAATAGTTTTAATCTTATCACCTACTTTAGCCACAACAATGTGTGATTTAGTTTTATGACCCGGAGTTCTTTTAGGTTTGTTAAAGCCTGATACTCCTGCTCTTTTTAATCTACTATCTTTTGCCATTAGTGTATTACCTCTTCTTTAGGTGGTAGTTCATGTTTAAGTTCATATAGTTCTCCTACAACTACTAAAGCATACATGTCAGCTATGTCTATAGCTTCTTTTATATCCTTTGCTTGTATGTAAGGACCTACTAACATCTTGTTATCTTTTAATACTTCGGTAAGAAATATTTTCATCCTAACATTCCTTTAATTAATATCCACCCTATTAAAAACCAAAAACCAAACCAACCCGGACTACCATATATAAAGTTTATAAATCTATTCAGATAGTTCTTCATAGTCTGTAATGTCTATAGTTTCTTTTTCAGGTAATATAAATATACCACCTTGAACATTATGATTAACATCAAGTCTTTCTTTTTTACCTAAACCAACCCTATCAAGTATTGTTTGAGCTGCTTGTAGTTTAACATTAGCTTGTGGTAATGGTTTATTACTTTCTAATACCTCAACAATTTTAAAAGCTGCAGAGGGGGCTTCTTTTGCAAGTACATCAGAGGCTAAATCAACTATTTCATGTTTAAGACTTTGTATTACTTGGTAGTGATTTCCTTGGTATCCTGCAAGTTCTGCCGAAAGTTTAAGATTTCCTTTAGTCTCAATGAGATTATTAAGAAAGTTTTCTTGTTTTTCTGTCAGTTTTCTTTTTGTTGTAGGTAAAGACATACAGATATTATATACTTAAATAGGGAATTTGTCAAGTATTTAAAATAATTAATAAAAGACTTGACAAAATGCAAATATCTATCTATAATAAGATTAAGTCTGCCGAGGGTTGAATACATATTCTGGAGAGCTGTTCTGTTCTGTTTAGCCCTGTGAAGTTTACAACTGAAATCTGTCAAAAATGTATGAGTATTAGTATATATATATGGTATGGGGGGTGGTCATCTGGCGGGGGGGCTACATAGAACTACATAGAACTACATAGAACTATATAGAACTATAAAAACCTACAAAGATTTACGAGCCACGAACCAAACACTACAGAGTTTGATAAGTCTATATAGATTTATGAAGTGAAGTTGTGAGAACTTACCAAAATTTTTAAAGTTTT